AATGTATATATTATTTACGCGCAAGATAATTATATATACGTAAAATAAATCACCAAGAAAAAAATACCCACTTTTTAAGTATAAAACTATGTAAATTCTGAACTCTTTACAACTACACGAAAAAGTGTGTATTTGTGCACAAAAGTGTGTAATCGTCCAAAAAGGAGGTGTTATGGACAGTGACTTAGGTCAAATCGAGGAATATTGGTATCCTATCGAAGAGTTTCCAGATTACGAGATTAGTAACACAGGGCTTATAGTGAACTCTGACACTAACCGTATCATGAAAACATCTAAGACGTCTCAGGGAGCACTCAAGGTTGGTCTCATGGGATTCGATGGGAAACAGCACACACGGTCTGTCAAGGTTCTAGTGGCTGAAGCCTTTGTTGGTGGTAGAGATGAAATATTCAATACTCCGATCAATTTAGATGGGGATCAAGAAAATTGTAGTGCAGATAATTTACTGTGGAGACCTCGATGGTTTGCTTGGCAGTATACAGCACAGTTCGCACAACACTATCGATACTACACTACCAGTCAAGTTCAAGACCTTGCTAGTGAAGAAGTATACGTGAACATTCGTGACGCTGCAATGCGTAATGGGCTTCTTATGAAGGACATCCTGGTCTCTTGTCATCATGGTAAAGAATGTTTTCCTACAGGTCAAGTGTTTAAGATCCTGTCTAGAACCAGGACATGACCAATTTACCCCATTCTCATTTTAAGTATAATCCAGTCGGATTTACAAGTGCTATAATGAGAGGAGTGGGTTATCCCTGCTTTTCCTATGTTTTTTCGAAGGAGTTACATGGCTGAGAATCGTTATCAGGCCAGAGTAATTAAGAAATTGAAGAAATTGTTTCCTGGTGCAATCATTCTAAAGAACGATGCCAACTACATGCAAGGCATTCCAGACATTTTAATTTTGTTTGGCTTTCGTTGGGCTATGTTGGAAGTGAAAGATTCTGCCGATGCTGATGAACGCCCTAATCAGGGCTACTATGTAGCCAAATGTAATGAGATGTCTTTTGCTGCATTTATATATCCTGAGAATGAGATGGAGGTGTTACGTGGACTTCAACTCACATTCGGCGATTGCTGGTAAACATGCTCTTCTGTCCCCTAGTTCATACCACTGGATTAATTACAGTATAGAGAAACTAGAAGCCAGAGTAGCGTCAGCTACGGCTGCAGAATATGGCACTCAGTTACATGACCTTGCTCATAAAGCAATTGTGTTAGGAATCAAACTTCATACGTCCAATAAGACGATGTCGAAATATGTTAATGATGCCATTGGTTATAAGATGACCCCCGAACAGCCTCTGTATTATTCAGATAACTGTTTTGGGACAGCAGATACCATCGGTTTCTCTACAACACATAAATCTCGACCTATGCTTCGAATTCATGATCTTAAGACCGGAGTTACCCCCGCTTCTGTTCATCAACTCGAAGTTTATGCAGCGATCTTCTGTTTAGAATATGGATATTCCCCATATGATATGGACATGGAGTTTCGTATTTATCAGAATGATGATGTACAAGTCTGGGTTGGCGATCCTAATGTGATTGCTGATATTATGGACACCATCGTCGAATTCGACACAAGGATTAACTTTATACGACAAAGGGGGGTGTAATGATCATAGATGAAGACGATTACCTTGCGCATTACGGCATCCTTCGTCGTAGTGGTAGATATCCTTGGGGATCCGGTAAAGACGGTAGAGATCCTTATGATGATAAATATAAAGGTATTCTAAGTAGTAGCACTAACGTTCGTAATAAGACGTTTCTACAATATGTAGACGATATGCGTGCTGCCGGTATGAGTGAAACTGAAATTGCCCGTGGAATGGGGGTTTCTACTACACAGTTACGTGCCGCCAAGACGAATGCTATCAACCAACAGCGCCAAGCTAAGATTTCTCAAATTGAGAAGCTTAAGGAAAAGGGTCTTTCTACTACCGCTATTGGTAGGAAAATTGGAATGCCTGAACCGACAGTAAGATCTTATCTCATTCCTTCGGCTAAAGAACGAGTTGATGTTCTCACTGCAACCAAAAGTATGCTTAAGGAAGAGCTTGCACAAAAGCGCTACCTTGACGTTGGTAAGGGTCAGGAAAATTGGTTGAATGTCAATAAGACTAAATTGGGTGCTGCCGTTGCATCGCTCCAAGACGAAGGGTATCCTCTTTACTATTTGAAGACGAGACAGCTCGGAACTGGTAAAGATACATCAGTTAAAGTTCTATGTCTTCCTGGAGTAACTTATTCTGAGCTTTCGGCCAATAGAGATCAATTGGGGCAAATTGCTAAATATTCCGTCGATGATGGAAAGTCATATTTAGGATTATTGCCTCCTATTGCCGTTAATCCAAAACGAGTTGCTGTCAGATATGCCGAAGATGGCGGAGATAAAGCAGATGGTGTTATCTATGTTCGTCGTGGCGTAAAAGACCTTTCGTTAGGAGATTCTCGATACGCACAGGTTCGTATTCAGGTTGGACCAGACCATTTCATTAAGGGAATGGCTATGTATAAAGATGATATGCCAGATGGCGTAGATCTCGTCTTTAATACTAACAAATCTGATACTGGCAAAAAGATGGATGCTCTTAAGCCTCTTCTTCGTGATCCTAGAGACCCTACAAAAGTTGATCAAGCTAATCCGTTTGGCGCGATAGTTAAGCAACTTGGAGATATCGACCCTGCTACAGGTAAGGTAACTAAAGTACGCTCTGCTATGAATATCGTTAATGAAGAAGGACAATGGGGAGAATGGTCAAAAAGCCTTGCTTCTCAGATGCTTTCTAAGCAAAGTCCTAAATTAGCGAGAGAACAGCTAGCAGAAACAAGAGCTAGTCGTCAAAAAGAATTTGACGAAATTATGGCTCTTACTAATCCGACAGTTCGTCGGAAACTGTTAGAGAAATTTGCAGATAGTACTGATGCTGCTGCTGTGCACCTCAAAGCTGCACATATGCCTAGACAAGCATCGCACGTTATCTTACCTATCGATTCGCTACCAGATACACAGGTCTATGCGCCTAAGTATTTTGATGGTGAACAAGTAGTCTTGATTCGCTATCCTCATGGCGGACTATTTGAGATTCCAACTCTTACTGTCAATAACAAACATAAAGAAGCTAGAGCTTTACTGGGCGATGCCCGAGATGCTATTGGTATTAACAGCAGAGTTGCCGAACGTATGTCTGGTGCAGACTTTGATGGCGATACAGTATTAGTAATCCCTAATAACGGTAATCGTGTTCAGACACAGGCTGCTCTTGAAGGACTTAGAAACTTCAACCCTAAGAAAGAGTATGCAGCATACGATGGTATGCCTCGTATTTCAGAAGCTAATATGCAGAGTCAGATGGGGCAGGTTTCTAACCTTATCACTGACATGACTTTGCAGAAAGCTCCTGCTAATGAGGTTGTTAGGGCCATTCGCCATTCTATGGTAGTGATTGACTCATACAAGCATTCTCTTGATTATAAGCGGTCTGCTCAAGAAAACGGGATTGCTGCTCTTAGGCAGAAGTATCAAGTAGATCTTGGTGGTACGGGTGGTGCTAGTACCCTTATCTCTAGGGCTACCTCTACTGAGTACATTCCAGAGCGTCGTGCTAGGCGTGCCTCTGAAGGTGGCCCTATCGACCCTAAGACTGGGGCTAAGGTTTACGTACCTACTGGTAGATCGTATGTTAATAAGAAGGGTAAGACTGTAGAGAATCTACAGGGTATTGAAAAGTTAGCTCTTGCTACTGATGCCAACACCTTATCATCAGGCACCCCTATGGAACGGCAGTATGCCGAACATTCTAATGCTCTGAAGAAGATGGCTAATGACGCTAGACTTGCTCAATTAAATACCCCCCGTGCCCCTTATAGTCGGTCTGCTGCAATTACGTATAAGAAAGAAGTTGATCGTCTTAATGCTGCTCTTAATCTGGCTTTAAGAAACGCCCCCCTAGAACGACAGGCACAGATCCTAGCTAATGCTAGAGTTCAAGCTCAGTTAGCTGCTGCTCCTGATACAGATGCTAAACAAAGAAAGCGTTTAGAATCCCAAGCTCTAGAGACGGCCCGTACTAGAACCGGTGCTAAAAAGCAACGCATTGAGATAAGTCAAGAAGAATGGAATGCTATCCAGGCTGGCGCTTTACATGATACTAAAGTACGCGCCATACTAGACAATGCAGACATGGACATCGTCGTTAAACTTGCTACACCTAGGCCATCGAGGCTTATGTCTAACGCCGATACAAAGAGAGCCCAGCGTATGTTGGACTCTGGCATCTCTCGAGCAGAGGTCGCCAAGGCACTTGGTGTCTCAGTATCAACGTTGGATGAAGTAACAAGTGTAATGACTTAAGTATTATAGACAACATCAAAGGATCGAAAGGATTGGTAAGCAGCAATGATTGTTAAAAGAAGTATGTTGACAACTGTGGACAATCCTTTCGATCCTTTTGATGAGTTTGATTCCTGGTATCAATGGGACACCGAGAAGGGTTACGATTCGTCAAGCTATTTAGCAAGAATTCTGGTGACGTCAGACGAACTTTCTGATGGGGATCAAGATGACGTTCAAGAACTGGCCATCGA